GAGAGAACGGCCAGCGGCAGGTTTGAACTGGTGTACCTAAAGATAAGGGAAGCCATCGACCGCGTTACAGATACTCAGACTGATACTTGGTATCGCATCTGGACTAAAGACAGCGTACAGCTATGGCATGCGGTAAATGAAAACGAGCGCATGGTTGAGCAAGAGGATAACGTGCTAGGCAAGATACCTGCTGTATTCCTACCTGCCCAGAGATCAGTTGTTCGCGGTATTGGCATTAGTGATATAGCAGACGCGGCCTATATGCAGAGAGCGATCTATCAGGAACTGTCAGAGATCGAACAATTAATCAGAATCAGTAACCACCCTACCCTAGTCAAGTCATACCAGACCGATGCTAGTGCAGGAGCAGGTGCTATTATTAACATGCCTGATGACATGGATGCCAGCCTAAAGCCGTTCCAGTTACAGCCCAGCGGTCAGAACCTTGACGCTGTTCGCAACTCGATAAAGGATAAGGTTGAGGCGATTAACCGCATGAGCCACATGGGTGCTGTTCGCGGTACTGAGGCAATGACCCAATCAGGCGTAGCTATGCAGACAGAGTTTCAGATGCTGAACGCCAAGCTATCAGAGAAGGCCGACATACTAGAACTGGCAGAAGAGCAGCTATGGCAGTTGTTCTGTGAGTGGCAGGGTATCACCCCCGATATAGAGATATTCTACCCAGACGCATTCGACCTGCGTGATTACGATAAAGAACTATTGTTCCTACAGCAGATGCGATCTACTGGCGTTAAGTCAGTTACCTTAATGCAAGAGATCGACAAGAAGATCAGCGACCTAATCCTAGACGATGAGGCACTGGCTAAATCGCATGTTGAGATTGAAAGCGGGTCACAGGTGCTGGGTCAGTTTGCAGAGCAGGATGTTGCTGAGTAATGCCAGCGGATACAGCCTATTCGGAAGTGCTGGAGAAGTTAGCCGATAGCCATCAGGAAAGGCTACAGGCGGCTCTGGTAACGCTAGAGGAAAGGGTTGCTGATCTTATGGCAACTGCGCCTCTACAGGATGGCAATCTGTTCGATCTGGAATGGGCTATCTCTGCGCGTAACGAGATAAGGCTGGCGATTGATGAAACGTACCTAGCGACTGTTGACTCGATGATACGCGACTACAATGGTGTGGCAGGTGATGCGGCTGCAATGTTAAAGACCTATGGTAGCTTCACAACGGCAAGCCCTGCGGTAATTAGCCAACTCCAGCGGTTATCATTCCAAGGGTTTGAGGCTATCGCTAACGAGTACCTTGATGTCATAGCGACTGAGGTTTACCAGAACACCCTTACAGGCAGAGCGTTTGCAGATTCGGTAAAGACTATTCGGCATTCGGTAAATGGCGTTTACATCCAGTCTGATGACATAGAGGCACAGCGGTTAGTTGATGTGGCAAGGACAGGCACAGCGGCAGAAAGCGCAGCAGCGGTAGAGAAACTTCAAACCCTGTACGCTAGAGATAGAGTTGGCAATAACCTTAGACGCTACAGCACCCAGATGGCGCAGGATAGCTTGATGCAGTTTGATGCCTCCATTAACACCGCGATTGGTAAAGAGTCAGGCGCGACGAAGTGGAAGTATTACGGCACAACCATTAGAGATACAAGGCCATTTTGTAGGGAACACGTTAATCAGGTGTTCACCACTGAAGAGATCGAAGAGACATGGGCGGGTAGCTGGAAAGGTAAAGCATCTGGCGATCCGTTTATTGTAAGGGGCGGCTATAACTGCCGCCATCATTTCAGACCAGTGCTAGAGGAATAAATCATGCCCCAAGGTAAAGGTACATACGGCAGTAAGGTCGGCAGACCTAAAAAGAAGAAAAAGAAGAAGATGGTTAAAAAATAACCATTTATGATACACTACGGATTCACCAATACTCTTTAAGAGGCACGTTACATGAGCGATGAAATCATGGGTACAGAAGCAGAGACTGAAACTGTGGCAGAACAAAGTCAGGAAACTAAAACCTTTACTCAGGATGAACTTGACCGCATTGTTGCGGATAGAGTTGCAAGGGAGCAACGCAAGTTCGACAAGAAACTGTCTGGCGTAGACATTGATGAAGCCAAAGAACTGCTGGCACAAAAAGAAGCCGCAGAACTAGAGCGACAGAAAGAGCGCGGAGAGTTTGACAATATTCTGAAAAAGACTGTTGAAAAGAAAGATATGGAAATACAGAGTTATAAAAGCAAGTTGCAGCAGACGCTAGTAGATGGAGCGATACTGGGCGCGGCTTCCAATAATAACGCTGTGAATCCGAATCAAGTTTCTCAGTTACTTAAAACCAATACTCGCCTGTCAGATGACGGCAATGTAGAGGTGCTAGACGATAACGGTACACCGCGTTACAATGACAGCGGTGATCTGCTATCAGTAAATGAGATGGTAGCTGAATTCTTGACAGTAAACCCGCACATGGTCAAAGCCTCCCAAGGTGGCACTGGCTCGATGGGTAACGCTGGTGGCTCGACACAGAAGCCTCAATCTGTGGCAGATATGGTTGCAAACTGGAATGATGGCGGCAAAGAAGCATTTGCTGCTATGAAAAAAGCGTAACCACCAAACCACAATTTTATTTTATTTAGAGGCAATTTATCATGGCTGCAACAACTTCAAGTACTCTCGACGACCTGTTCGTCAATATTATCGCTCAGGCTCGTTTTACTGCCGAAGAGCAATCCCTAATGATGGGTCTAGTGACTCAGTACAACATTGGCGCACAAGCTGGTAAAACCATTCAGGTTCCTAAGTACCCAGCCATCGCTGCTGCTGATTTGACTGAAGGCACTGCAATGACTTCAACCACTGTATCTACTAGCTCAGTTTCTGTAACTGTTGGCGAAGTAGGCGCACAGGTTCTGTTGACTGACCTAGCCGCTATGGGCGCTGGAAATCCTGCTGAAGAGTTAGGTACTGTTCTGGGTAACGCTATCGCTACCAAGATCGACACTGACCTGATCGCTCTGTTTGACGGATTCTCTGGTTCTATCGGTACTGCTGGTGCAGAGATTACTGTAGCTGACTTGTTCAAGGCTGCTGCTACTCTACGCGCTGCTAAGGTTACTGGCACTATCAATGCTGTTGTACATCCTTTCCAAGCGTACCAGTTGAAAGCTAACCTGACCAACACCTTTGCTAACCCAAATGGTGGCGACTTGCAGAACGAAGCAATGCGCAACGGCTATGTTGGTACTATCGCTGGTATCAATGTATACGAGTCAGCTAACGTGTCTATCGACGGCAACGACGATGCTAAAGGTGCGGTATTCGCTCCAGAAGCCCTCGCCATTGCAATGAAGCGCGACTTCCAGATTGAGCCACAGCGTGATGCTGCTGCTCGTGCATTTGAACTCAACGCTACTGCCATTTATGGTGTTGCTGAGTTGGATGATGCGTTTGGTGTCGAGATTCTGTCTGACGCTGCACTGTAAGACTATGGATGCCCCTTCCTCGGAGGGGGCTATCTTTTGAGGTAACTATGGCAATAACGTATCGTGGCGAAAGGTTCGAGGGCTATAACAAGCCTAAGCGTACCAGTAGGCATCCAGAAAAGAGCCATGCAGTATTGGCGAAAGAGGGTGACAAGGTTCGCTTAATTCGATTCGGCCAGCAGGGAGCAGACAACAAGCCCCCGCGTAAAAACGAAAGCGAAGCAGACAAGGCCAAGCGCAGAGCGTTTAAGGCAAGGTTTGCAAAAGACATAGCAAGAGGCCGCAAAGATAAAACAGCATCAGCGGCATATTGGGCAGATAAGGTGAAGTGGTAATGGCATTCTCTCAAGACTCAGATTTAGTTGATCTAATCCCTGACATCCTGTCGCTGGGCATAACATCATTTGCTGACGATCACGCAAAAGCGCAATCAGATATAGAGCGCGAGTTGCGTATTAAGTGGTGGCCTAAAAAGGGTCTAGCTGGCGAGATGGAGAATTCCAAACTTACTGACTCACAGTTTACCCGATGCTCTGCTTATCTAGTGTTAGCTAGGTACGCATTACCGCAACTGACAAACTGGGTCGAAGATGACCGATTCCAGAATATGATGGACTTTTACAAAGCCCGTTATGGTGAAGAGTTTGACGCTATCCTGAGAGATGGCGTTGAGTACGATGATGATGGCAACAGCACTATCGACGATGATGAAAAGCAATCTGTAAACTCTGGTCGGCTGATTAGATAATGCAGGTTAAGATAAACACCAACGCCAAAGAGATTGCCAAGCGAGTCGGCAAGAAGGGCAAGGAGTTATCTGCAAGCGTTAAACGGGCTTTATTGATTACTGCCCAGCAAGGCGTAAATGTCATACAGGATAGGACTGCCAAGGGTGTAGGTTATAAGGGTGCGTTTGCATCATATACACCAGAATATGCAGCATTTAGATCAGAGAAGGGCAGAGGCACAAAGCCTGATTTAAACTTTACTGGTCAGATGCTTGGCGCGATGACAGTTAGCGCAGACAGTAAGAAGGCTGAGATATTCTTTAGCCGAGCGACTGAATCGAAAAAGGCCGCAATGAATGACAAGAAGCGACCCTTCTTTGGCTTTAGCGATCAGGAAGAAAGGCAATTAGGCAAGATATTCTTTAAGGCGTTAAAATGAGTGTAAGAGAAAGCATTGCCAATAATATCGTTACTACCCTGCAAGCGATTACATCGCCTGTAGCGGTTAAGTATGTGACGAGAGAGCCGTTTGCGTTTGACAAGCTATCTAACGCCCAGTATCCAGCAATCCTAGTTAGGAGCGCAGGAGAGAATCGGGAAGATAGTAGTTTAGGCGGGTCAATCACTCAGCGCATGGCTACAATAGATTATGAGCTGGTTTGTTTTGTTAAAGGGTCTGTGATTGATACAGCCCGAAACAACATTATAGAGGCAGTTGAAGAGGGTCTGGATGTTGATCGGTATCGTGGCGGTAATGCCTTAGATACGCAGATTACAAGCATTGAGATCGACCAAGGTTCTATTGATCCCATCGGTGGGGTCATTATTACAGTTCGCGTTTTGTATCAGTACACTCGCGGCACAACTTAAATTTAATTAGAGGTATAAATCATGGCGACTAAAACAGGCGCATCTGGAGTAGTAAAAGTACAAGTCTCAGGCACGACTGTTGCCGTGGTTGGCGAGGTACGATCATTCACGTTTGAAGGTTCAGCAGATACTATTGAAGATTCAGTAATTGGAGATACTGCGCGTACTTACAAGCAGGGTCTAGCAACTAACACTGTATCTATCGAGTGTTACTGGGATGAAGCTGATGCACAGCAACTAATCCTAGACGAACGTGCTGATATTGACTTTGAAATCTATCCTACTGGTACTGGTACTGGTGAGACTTATTTCTCAGGCGGTGGCATCGTTACTTCACGATCTATCACAGGCGCATTTGATGGCATGGTTGAAGCCAGCTTTACCATCCAGTGCAGCGGAGCAATTACTGAAGCAACAGCTTAATTAGGGGGATAAACCATGGGATTAGCTAAAGAACTACGCAACAGAAGGGAAGTTAAGGCGCGAGAAGTATCCGTACCTGCTTGGGGTGATGATTCGGGAGCGTTTAAGTTATACAGCAGGGCTATTACCTGTTATGACTTAGACCAACTCCAGAAGAAGCACCCTAACTTTCTGAACAACACTACCATCGGTGCTATGGTGGATTTGATCTGCATGAAGGCAGAGGATGAGGGCGGCAATAAACTTTTTTCATCTGCTGAAGATCGCATGGATTTGATGGGCGAGGAAACTAATGTTATTAGTGAAATCGCCAATCAGATGTTTGCAGAGATCGAGTCTGTCGAGGCACTTGAGGGAAACTGAGAGCCGATCAATCGAGGATGAATTTATTATCTTTGGCGGATCGGCTTCACATAACAATAGCAGAGGCAGAACAAATGCCTGTCAACCACTTTAACGAGTGGCTGGCCTATTTCCAAATAATGAGTGAGAGCGATGGCTGAGAACGTCAAGATTACGATAAGCGCACTAGATAAAACCAAGAAAGGTTTTGGCAGTGCAACTAAAGGTCTAAAGGCTGTTGCTGGTGCTGTACTCAATGCCAAGACTGCTATTGCCGGCCTAGTTGGTGCGTCTGGTTTTGGCGCACTCATAGTATCTTCACTCAGGGCAACTGATACTCTTTCTAAAACTGCCCAGAAGATTGGCACAACCACTGAGGCTCTTGGGGCTTTACGTTATGCTGCTGATCTTACTGGGGTATCTACGCAGACTATGGATATGGCTCTGCAAAGGTTTACCCGTCGAACTGCGGAGGCTGCAAAAGGAACAGGTGAGGCTAAAGGCGCAATTAAAGAACTTGGTTTGAATGCTAGAGAACTAAACAGAATGCCCTTGGATGAGCGCATGATTGTTTTGGCGGATGCGTTCCAAGATGTTAAATCAGAATCAGACCGACTGCGTTTAGCGTTTAAGCTATTTGACTCTGAAGGTGCTGCGCTTGTAAACACTTTATCCCAAGGCAGTGATGGCCTTAAAGCAATGCTGGGCGAGGCTAAAGCGTTAGGTTTGGCTATGTCTACTAATGCCGCAAGCGGTGTAGAAGATGCTAACGATGCAATTACTAAACTTTTGTCTTTAGGCAGAGGCGTTAGAGATCAATTTACAGCGGCACTTGCCCCAGCGATAGAGTCAGTGGTTACAAGCCTGACTGAGTTTTTTGAGGCAATCGCTAAAGATGAGGGTGGTGTTGAGAAGTGGGCGCAGGGATTGGCAAAAGGATTCTTGCGGTCTATTGCTACAATCGTGCGTAGCCTAGACACTGGGTTGACAGCGATGGCAAGTTTTGTCTCTTCAGCGGATGAGTTTTTTGGTGCATTTGAAAAACGCGCCCAGACAAGCCGTGTTGATCACTTAAAAAAACAAATATCCGAGTTAGGGCAGGAAATCGTAAACCTGCAAAAAGGCGGTGCTTTGAGCATGGCCGATATTCTTTTAGGAAGAGATTTAGAGAGTAAAAGCAGACAATTAGAGGATTTAATTTACCAAGGCATACTTGCAGAGCAAAAACTGCAAGAAATGGGCAAGCCTATTGCAAATAATGGGCTAAGTGAATTTTTTGATGAAACTTTAGCGCAGATAGAGAAGTTGCAGGAGGCGATTGGAGCAGATTCTCAGGGTACAAATCCTTTACTTGGGAAAACTGAAGAAAATCTAAACAGTGTGCAGCAAGCGTTTAAAGATTGGAAAGAAACAGTTAAAGATACTGACGAAATAGTAAGATCGTTTACTACAAATGCTTTAGATGGTATGACCGATGCTTTGACCGCTGGCATTACTGGCGCAGCTAACTTTGCAGATGCAATGAAGTCTATGGCAAAAAGCGTAGTAGATAGCCTGATAAAGATGCTGGTGCAAAAGTATAT